CCACCGAGATCTACACTCTTTCCCTACACGACGCTCTTCCGATCTGTCTGCGGGTTGCAGACGACGTTGGCGCAGAACCTGAAGCTGGGCTTGGTCTTCACGATCGTGAGCATCGCCCGCGCATTCGCCCTGCGGCGGCTGTTCGAGGCGATCCGGACCCGTGCCCTCGAACGAGACACCGCCGCCCGGTGAGGCGGCGGTGCTCGAGTGCTCGGCGAGACGATCAGGCTGGCGGCAAGCGGTAGACGCGCCCGCGCCCCTCGACCTTCTCGGAGGTGACGTCGAGGCCGAGCTTCTTCTTGAGCGCGCCGGCGATGGCGCCGCGCACGGTATGCGGCTGCCAGCCGGTGGCCGCGACGATCTCGGCGATGGTGGCGCCCTCGGGTGCCCGGAGCATCGCGATCAGCTGCGCCTGCTTGGTGCCCCGGCGCCGCTCGGGCGTTGGGGCCGCCGCTGGCGCGGCATCGCCGGCCGTTTCCGGCTTGGCCTCGGGGTCCGCGACGCCAAGGGCCGAGTAGGCGAGCGGCGTGGCGCGGAGGGTGATGGGCCCCACCGCCTCGTCGTGGCGCCAGACGACGTTGGGATCGCTGGCGGCGATCTCCTCGATCAGACCTCGCTTCAAGAGGCTCTTGCAGACGTTGCCGACCGCACCGCCCTTGATTCGGGCGGTGATCGGGAAGACGAGGCCGTCGCTGCGGTTGCAGGCGGCCTGGAGGATGGTGGTCTGGGTCTCGGATAGCTGGATCTCGGTCACAGCATACCTCCGGGTCATGGGCGGGCGCGACGATCGCGCCGCTCCTACGACCCCGAGCCCCGGCTGCGCGCAGCGCGGGGCGTTGGCGGGCGGCCGGCGGTCAGATCAGGCGCGCGAGATCCTCGCGGAGGTAGAAGGCGCCGTGGTGGCCTTCGGTCGGCTCGAAGTAGGCGGCGACGGTCCCGCAGGCCTCGACGTAGATCCGGTGGTCGGCGTCATTGCTGGCCCCGATCGCCTCCGCCATCCGAATGGCGACGCCGGGAGCGACGCGGGTGAAGCGGCAAGTCGGCCAGATCACGGTGGTGTCGGTGCGGGTCATCGGTCTTGTTCTCTCGGTGGAGCGGCGCCGGGGCGTGGCGCTCATGCCGCCAGTTCGGCCTCGATCCCGGCCTGGGTGACGAAGCCCGTGAGGTAGGGCAGGCCCCGGGGGATCCCGGTCTGGCACTCGGTGCGGCGGCCGATGGTCCAGCCCATCCAGCGTTCGACCGCGGCGTCGATGGCGGCGGCGAGATCCTGGCCCCGGTGCAGCCCGTTGCCGACGTCGTCGGCGAAGTGGCGGCCATGGCGGCTGTCGAGGAAGTCGCGAACTGCCTCCTCGTCGCAGCTGGTGGCCCGTGCAATCGCGACCATCGCCAGCGGCCAGGCCTCGTCGGTGTCGGCGTGGTGGCGGATGGTACCGAAGAAGCCCCACTCGGTGTTGCGGGTCGGCAGGGTCGGTGTGGTCATCGGCGTGGCTCCAAGCGCTGCGTTGCTGGTCGTGTCATCGCTCTACGGGCGCGGCACATCCACTCAATTCGGATCCGATTCCAATGGGTTGCTTCCATCCTTGGGAGGGCGCACCGGGGTGCCCGAAGTGCCGGCGGCGTCTTCCCATGCGCCCAGGTCGTTCATGGCGACGTGCAGGGCCCTGGCGACGCGCGGCTCACATCGGGGCGAGAGGTAGGCCTCTTCCGCCTGGGCGAGGAGCCAGCGGATGTGCGAGGCGTCGGGCCGCGCAGCCTCCTCGAGGTTGCGCAGCTGGTAGCGGATGAAGTGCAGCCGGGCGCGGCAATCGAGGCGGGTCATCGCTCGGCCCTCTCTGGGCGGCGGAGGGTGACGAAGCCCTCCCATCGGCCGTCGACCAGCTCGTGGCACTCGCTCATCTCCCAGGCCTCGCCGTCGATGATGGTCGGCCGCCAGGGGGTGGCGCGGAACTCGGGGCCGCTGATGCGGAGCTGGCTCGCGTCAACCCTGCAGATGGTCCGAGCGTCGTTCGTATGGCGCGTCGCGCTGATGGCGTGCGTGATGGTCATGGCCTTGGCTCCGGCGTTGATCGCGACCGCATACACGCTCTCGTCGCCGCCGATAGCAAGCGGATAAGCATCTGCAATCGTTAGCTTTCCGAGACCGTCCATGCAGGGGCTGAGCGAGCGCCAGTACGCCGCCCACGTCGGGCTGTCGCGCGGTGCGATCCAGAAGGCGAAGGCCGCCGGCCGGCTGGTGCTGCACGCCGACGGCTCGATCGACGCCGCGGCGAGCGATGCTCGCCGGGCGGTCATGACCGATCCCGCGAAGCAGCGCGCCGGCACCCAGGCGGCGGTGAAGCCCGTGCCCGATGCGGCCCTCTTCGCCGTGGGCGACACGCTGCGCGAGCACGGGCTGACGACGCCCGCGACCGGCGGCGGCACGACCTTCCTGCAAGCCAAGACCGCCAACGAGGTGCTCAAGGCGCAGGAGCGCCGGCTGCGGCTGCAGAAGCTCAAGGGCGAGCTGATCGACCGCGCCCGGGCCACGGCGCTGGTGTTCCGTCTGGCTCGCGAGGAGCGCGACGCCTGGGTCACCTGGCCGGCGCGGGCGGCGGCACTGATGGCAGCCGAGCTCGGGATCGAGGTGCACGCCCTGCAGACGACCCTGGAGAGCCATGTCCGCGCCCACCTCGACGAACTCGCCGAGGTCCGCCCGGAGCTTCGCTGACGATCTGACGGACTTCGACGGCGCCGAAGACCTGCTGCGGGCTTGGGGCCAGGGGCTCAGGCCGGATCCAGACCTGACGGTCTCCGAGTGGGCCGACCGGCACCGGGTGCTGGCCTCCCGCGCCTCGGCCGAGCCCGGCCGCTACCGCACCAGCCGCACGCCCTACATGCGCGCCATCATGGACGCGCTGAGCCCGAGCGACCCGCACCAGCGGGTGGTGTTCATGAAGGCGGCACAGGTCGGTGCGACCGAAGGCGGCGTGAATCTGATCGGCTTCGTCATCCACCAGGCACCGGGGCCGATGCTGGCGGTGCAGCCGACCGTGGAGCTGGCCAAGCGCAACTTGCGGCAGCGCATCGACCCGCTGATCGACGCGAGCCCGGCGCTGCGGGACCGCGTGCGGCCGGCGCGCTCGCGCGATGCCGGCAACACCATGCTGTCGAAGGAGTTCACCGGCGGCATTCTGATCCTGACCGGCGCCAACAGCGCGGTCGGCCTGCGCTCGACGCCGGCCCGCTACATCTTCCTCGACGAGGTCGACGCCTACCCCGCTTCGGCCGACGAGGAGGGCGATCCGGTGACCCTCGCCGAGGCGCGGTCGCTGACCTTCGCGCACCGGCGCAAGGTGTTTCTGGTCTCGACGCCGACGATCCGCGGGCTCAGTGGCATCGAGCGGGAGTTCGAGGCCTCCGACCAGCGCCGCTACGTCGTGCCGTGCCCACACTGCGGACACCGCCAGTGGCTCAGGTTCGAGCGGCTCCGCTGGGAGAAGGGCAGGCCGGAGACGGCGGCCTATGTCTGCGAGGGCTGCGAGCGGCCGATCGCCGAGCACCACAAGACCCGGATGCTGGCGGCCGGGGAATGGCAGGCGACCGCCGTGGCCGCGGACCCCTCGACCATCGGCTTTCACCTCTCCGCCCTCTACTCCCCGGTCGGCTGGCTCAGCTGGGAGCGGATCGCCCGGGCGTGGGAGGGGTGCCAAGGCTCGGACGAGGCGATCAAGGCGTTCCGCAACACCATCCTCGGCGAGACCTGGATCGAGAGCGGCGAGGCGCCCGACTGGCAGCGGCTCGCCGAGCGCCGCGAGCGCTGGCAGCCCGGCGCCGTGCCCGCGGGCGGGCTGTTTCTTACCGCCGGCGCCGACGTCCAGAAGGACCGCATCGAGGTCGACGTCTGGGCCTGGGGCCGCGGGCTGGAGAGCTGGCTGGTCGAGCACGTCGTCATCGAGGGCGGTCCCGAGCGACCCTCGGCCTGGGCCGAGCTTACGGCACTCTTGGACCGCATCTGGCAGCACGAAGGAGGCGCCTGGCTCAAGCTCGCGCGGCTCGCGATCGACACCGGCTACGAGGCGCCCGCGGTCTACGCCTGGGCCCGCCGCCAGGGCTTTGCCCAGGTGGCACCGGTCAAGGGCGTCGAGGGCTTCAACCGGGCGAGCCCGGTCTCGGGGCCGACCTACGTCGACGCCACCGAGGGCGGCAAGCGGCTGCGCCGCGGGGCAAGGCTCTGGACCGTGGCGGTCTCGACCTTCAAGGCCGAGACCTACCGCTTCCTCAGGCTCGACCGGCCGATGCCGGAGGAGCTGGCCGAGGGTGCGCGCTTCCCACCCGGCACCGTGCACCTGCCGGAATGGGCCGAGGGCGAGTGGCTCAAGCAGCTGGTTGCCGAGCAACTCGTCACGGTGCGGACCAAGCGCGGCTTCGCGCGGCTGGAGTGGCAGAAGCTCAGGGAGCGCAACGAGGCGCTCGACTGCCGCACCTACGCCCGTGCCGCTGCCTGGATCGTCGGCGCCGACCGCTGGTCGGAGGCGCGGTGGGCCGATCTGGAGGCGCAGCTGGGCGTCTCGGGTGAGGCCAAGAACGCGGAGGCGGACGCGACACCCATCGCCGGCGCCGTGCGGTCGATGCGGCGGACACTTCAGCGGCGGACGGTGCGCTCCAGCTACATGAGCTGAGCGTCAAGCCGCCAGCATGCGCTGGACGATACCGGGGTCCTTGGCGATCAGCGCGAGCAGCACCCGGGCCGGACCCTCGGGGCTGCGGCGGCGATGCTCCCAGTTGAGGAGCGTGCCCTTCTTGACTCCAATGCTCTTCGCGAACGCCGCCTGCGACAGGCCGGTGCGCGTGCGGATCGCCTGAACATCGAGATCCGGGATCTCGATCTCGTGGATGGTCGCCGGGCGCTCGCCACGCGCATGGGCGATCGCGTCCTTCAGGCCCCGCTCGATGCTGTCGAAGGCGTCGGTCATCTGGGTCTCCTGTAGGTCTCGAGCAGGATGCGGCCGAGGGCCCTGACCTGCTCGGTCTCCGATTTCGTCAGGCTGGCCTTCTCGTTCTTCGCGAAGACCGTGATCAGGAACACCGGCATCCCGCTCTCCGGGCTGAACACGTGAATCACCCGGTAGCCACCACTCTTGCCGCCGCCCTCGCGGGCGAAGCGGACCTTGCGCACGCCACCACCGATGGACACGCCGGCCAGCGGGTGGCGCGCGACGAAGTCGATGAGCGCCATGCGCTCGTCGTCGCTCATCAGCGCCTTGGCGCGACGCTCGAACTCGGGCGTCTCGACGACGGTCACGACGGCCATGCCGCTTGATAGGCGTCAGTGACCTATACGTCAATGGCACCCAATGGAGCCCTGCCGCACTCATGGCCACCCTCGTCGAGCTCACCGCCCGCCGCGAAGCGCTGCTGGCCTCGCGGGCGAGCGGGGTGGCGCGGGTGAGCTATGACGGCAAGACCGTCGAATACCGGAGCCTCGCCGAGATCGACCGCGCCATCGAGGCGCTGGAGCGCGAGATCGCCGCCGCCGAGGGCCGGCGGATCGTGCGCCACCTGCGCGTGACCACGGACAAGGGCCTCTGACGCTTGGGCATGCTCGACCTGCTGCGGCGCCGGCCGAAGCCAGCGGCCGCGTCCGTGCGCGCGCGGCTCGAAGGGGCGATGGCCCGGCGCCGGCTGCGCGGCTGGCAGCCGCCTCTGGAGAACGTCAACGCGCTCGTGGCCTCCGGCGGGCCGCGGCTGCTCGCCCGGGCGCGTGAGCTGGTCGTCACCAACGGCTACGCCGCCAATGCCTGCGAGGCCTATGCCGCCAACCTCGTCGGCGACGGCATCAAGCCCTCCTCGCTGATCGCGGACCCGGCGCTGCGGGACCGCGTCCAGCGGCTCTGGCTCGCCTGGACCGACGAGGCCGATGCCGACGGCCTCACCGACTTCTACGGCCTGCAGGCGATGGTCGCCCGCGAGATGTTCACCGCTGGCGAGTGCTTCGTCCGGCTGCGGCCCCGCCGTCCCGAGGACGGGCTGCTCGTGCCAGATCGGAAGAGCACACGTCTGAACTCCAGTCACACAGTGATCTC